TCCGCTGTCGATCGAGAGCGGGGAGATCGCTTCTTCGCAGATGCTCAAACGTTGCCCCGGCGAGCCCGCGGACAACGGCTGGACGAAACAGATGCGCCTGCGTTATTGGGCGATGAAACAGCACCGCGTTGAAGTTGAGCGCACGGTGACGATGTTTGAGCGCCTCGCTGCGCAGTCGATCGTTGAAGGTAAACAGGACGCGATCCTTGATACCGCCGACGCCTCCCAACAGTACGATTTCAAACGCACCGCCGCGCATGCAATCACGCTCGGCACCGCGTGGACAACCGCCGCGACCGCTACCCCGATCGGTGATCTTGACGATGCCGCCCGGATGGTACAGGCCGACGGCAACGTCCGCGCCGACCTCGCGGTCATGGGTACCGATGCGATCGCCGCGTTTGTGAAAACCGCCGAAGTGCTCGCCCTCGCTGACAACAAAGGATACGAGATCCTCCGCGTCAACCTGGCGAACCCGGTGCCCGCGACTCATCAGTTCATGGTCGACGCGGGCTTTGTTCCGTGGGGACTCGTTCGGACGTACCGCGGCAACGCGCTATGGGTCTTCACGTACGACGGGCTTTATGAGACCGACGCCGGCGTGATGACCGATATCCTCGAACCCGGAACCGTTGTTGTGGGATCCACACAGGCCCGTTGCGATCGTTGGTTCGGACCTTCCGAGCGCTTCGACGCTTCGATCCTCGGCATGGACACTTTCTATCGCGACGCTTTCGGCTTCGACGCTTCCGCCATGGCCATGCAGGCCAACGTCGGCGGCGCGACAGGAATTCTGGATCCGCGTATGTTCTACTTCGCGGCATACCCGAACGTATCCGGCACCGTGATCCACACTGAAACACAGAGCGCCCCGATCTTCGCCACCGTGCACACCGATGCATGGGCCGTTATCGGTAACGCAGCGTAAGGAGGCCTCGCATGAGTAATCTCGTATGGGCCAAACGTGGCCGCCTGAAGCTGGGACCGAACAACTTTGTCGACATGGAGGTCGGCGACGAGATCCCCGGCGAGGTATTGTCGGTACTGGGTAACGCCGTTCCGCAGTTGGTCAAGGACGGTCAGATCAAAGATGTGTCGGACGAGCTCGCGGAAGCCGCGAAACGCAAAGCCGAGGCGGTTGAGAAAGCCAAGAAAGCGATCGCGGAGAAGGTCAAGAAATGAAACTCGAACCCGGACAGACTGTGGTCATCGGTAAGCGGGTTTACAAGGGCGAGATCCCCGACGGCGTAGCAAAGAACGCGGGGATCAAACTGCCCGAGCCGAAGCCCTCACCGAAGGTCAAGGGCGAGAAATGATCAACTTACGCGCACGGGTTGAGCGTGACTTGTCCCGGACCCTTGAAGGGGAATTCGGGATGCAGGTTACCCTGATCGATCCGGCGACGGGCGCGAAGCAAACCGTGCGCGGTCAAGTGCTGTATTTTTCCATGGAGACTGACCCGGCCACGGGCATGCAGATCAAAGTTGAGAAACCATCTGCAACCGTGCGCCGGTCAGCTCTTACGATCGTTCCCGCACCGGGTGAACGTTGGGGCGTGCGCGTCCCCTCGTCTCCTGTTGAGGGCGCGGCGTTGGAAACGTACGTGACTGAGATCGGACCCCGTGACGGTAACAGCCTCGGGATGATTACGATGTACTTGACGAAAACCAAGCAGGCCCCTCCTCCTGCGGTGCCCCCGGTGACGCCGTGACTATGATGTTTCGACAGGTCAAGGCGTCATTGGTCGCACTGCTGGAGGATAATTCTGGCGGACAGTTTCGAGTGTTCGGATCGCAACGACAGGGGCAGAGCGCGGCGGAGTTTGTCGGCGCGGGTCGAGCCGTTCGAGTGTACTACTCGGGCGGGGATTTCCCGAAGTCGGCGGGTTCGTTGCGCGGCCCGGTTGATCACAGTTTACAGTTTACCCTGGAGCTGCTCGTTGTGGAGCCGTCCGAAGTGGATCTGTCTGTTCTGGAGAGTCCGACAGCTACACCGGCGCAGCGCGTGACCGCGCTCGCGGGGGGACGCCTCGCGGCCGATCGAGCGGATGATGCGTTTGACGAATTCGCGGAGCTGCTTTTTCAGATCATCATGGACGCACGAAATCAGGATCTCGGGCTCGCTGACTACACGGTCGGCTCGCGTTGGATCCGCAGTGTGAACAAACGCGCGGTTGAACCGATCGGCGAGTATGTAATGCTCGCGGGTGAAATGAATCTGATCGGCAGCGTGGAGGAAACCGTGTCGGGCGTGGTGCCCGTAGCGGGTGAGATTATCAGTGGAGATATCACAATCAAAGACGATCCCGCGCTGAATACCGGCGCTGAATCGAGCGTGGAGGTTTAACGATGGCACTGCCTGACAGCACAAGTTTAGCGCCCGTGGTGGCAACGTCGGTTCGGAACGTGCAGTTCCGGGCGGCTGCGGAAAACCTTCCGCGAAAAATCGGACTAATCGGATCGTACTTGCCGGCGATGACTGCGGTTGTCCCCGAGGTACCCGTTCAGATTTTGTCCCCTGCGGACGCGGGTTACAAATTCGGTTTCGGATCCATGCTGCACCGCATGGCGATCGCGGCAGCCCGTAAGGGTGGCCAGATCGAAACGTGGGTGACCCCGCAAGAAGAAGCGAGCGGCGCGGCCGCTGCGGCCGGGTCGGTTGTGGTATCCGTTACGACCGCCGTGGCGGGAACGATCCACCTGTACGTTAACGGGACAGATTATGTCCCCGTTGCGGTAACGGCGGGACAGACCCCCACCGCGATCGGCGACGCGGTTGTGGCGGCGTTGGCAGCGGCGACCGACATCGGCCTGATCGGCGTCAACACGGCGGGGTCGGTCGCGGTCACGGCGAAGAACAAGGGCACCTACGGTAACTATCAGACGATCGCCGTTAACCTCGGCGTTGGCGAATCCCTCCCCGGCGGCGTGACCCTCGTGATCACCCAGCTCACGGCGGGCGCAACGGATCCGGACGTTGGCGACGCGATGACCGCGCTCGGCATCGGCGACAACCAGAACGAGCTCGGTATCACCGACCTGATCTGTGGCTACGCGCCGATCACGGCGACGCTCGACGACATCAGTGTTTACAACGGCGTTGGTGACACCAAGACGGGCAACTTCGCCCCGACGGTCGGGAGGCCTTTCCGCTCGCTGTTTGGCCACGTTGTCGCGGGTTCGGCGGGCTTCACCGCCGCTGCCGTTATCTCCGACGCAAGGCTTGACGACCGTACCAACGGATTGATCGCGGCCCCCGATTCCCTTTCGCACCCGGTGGAGCTGGCGTGTGAAGTCATGGGCGACATGGCCGCGTTGAATCAGGCCGACCCGGCGAAGGGCTACACCTCCCGCGCACTGTCCATCGAGACTGGCGACAACGGCGACCGCTGGACGGATGATTATGCGACCCGTGACGCTGCGGTAAAACGTGGCATCAGCACCACGCGGATCCGCAACGGCGTGATCACCACGGACAAGGTAGTTTCGTTCTATCGCCCCTCTGGCGTGCCTGTAACGAGCAACGGCTATCGGTCAATGCGCAACATGTCGATCCTTCAGAATATTCTGTACAACCTGAATCTTCAGTTTGAGCAGACGGAATGGAAAGGGATCACGATCGTTGCCGACGTGGCGAAAGTAACGGACGCAACGGCGAAGCAAAACGTGCGCGATCTCGACAGTGTGAAAAACGTACTCAACACCATGGCCGAAACCTTTGAAGGTAAGTCGTGGCTGTACAGTGCGAGCTACACGAAAAACAATTTGCAGGTCACACTCCGCCCCGGCGGTAACGGGTTCGACTATGTGTTCCCGGTGGTCCTGTCCGGCGAGGGTGACATCATGAACGGCGAAGTACAGTTCGACATCGCGTTGACTGTATTCACGGCGTAACGGAGGGCTGAAGAATGGCAACTGGAACACTGAGAAAATTTGTGGCCAAGGGGATCAGCTTCGACGTCGCCGCCGATGCCGACCTCGAGGAGACGATCACGCAGTTTGAAAACACGCTGATCGTCACGACCGGAAAGAGCGTGATCAAGCAGGAGAAACGCGCGCAGCAGGTGGGCGGTCTCGTGCTGATTACCAGCGGCGCTGACGCGGAGATCCTGCGGGACATCGCCGACAGCGGGCAGGAGATCTCCATGAGCTACACCAAACGCTCAGGGGACACCTACCGCTTGACGGGCACGTTCAACGTGGAGAACAACACGACCATGGAGTCGCGCACCTCGTTGATCCTGCTCCCCACGTCCGAAGTAACAGCAGTAATCGCCTGATAAATCCTGTAGGAGGGACACACCATGGCAAGAGCAAACCCGATCAGTCGTGAAGCAGCGGAACAACAGTGGGAACGCTTCGCGGAGTTTTACGACATCGACCCTGAGTTCGTTCCGGTGGATCACCGGGCGTCGTATGACATCCAGAAGGGGCACTTCATCAAAGCCGTTTGTCGCGGCCGTTTGGAAGTGTTTGACGACGCCGGCGGGGTGTCGCTGCGGCAACACCTGGAGCACCCGATCCGTGAGTTGAAAAGCGTCACGTACGGGACGCTCACGGCAACGGCCAAGCTGGAGATGGATAAGGGCAACGGCCGGCACCAGATGATCCAGTACTTGCTCGCGTCGCTGTCGGGTGAACCGTTCGTGACCTTCACAAAATTCGTCGGCGTGGATCAGTCCACGGCGGAAGTGGTGGGAGCGCTTTTTTCCAATGTGTGACATCGATCGGCGGAATCCCGGTGTCACTGTGTGGGCGTGTCGAGTACTGGATGGGGACACTTTTTCTGAAAGGTGTAGAACCCGACGGGATTGAAAAAATGGACTTCCACCGGCTGCGGTATTGGTCGGAGATATGGGAGCGACATTTAAAGGCGGCGAAACAGAATGCCTGAGTTTGCAGTTTCGACAAAATACACCGCCGTCGACGGCCTGACATCTGCACACAACCGCATGGGTGCGAGCGCGACCCGTCTCGGCCGCACGATCAAGACATCGATGAACGGAGCCGACGCCGCTATGGGTACCATGGGGCAGACGGCGAAGGGTGTATTCCTCGGCGGCGCCATGGTGTACGGCACGATGGCACTACAGCAGGGCGTTGCGGGGCTGGCGCGCGAGGTGCTCGATCTCGACAGCAACTTGACGCAGGCGGGCGCGAAGTTCGACGTGCCGATCAAACGTGGGACGGCGGCGTTCAAAGAGTTGGAACGGGTGGCCAAGGACGTCGGCGCGACAACACAATTCACGGCGGGGCAAGCGGCGCAGGGTTTGGACTTCCTCGCGATGGCGGGTTTTGATGCGGCGCAGGCAATGTCTGCGTTGCCGGGTTTGGCTGAATTGGCCACGGCGGCGAACATCGATCTCGGTCGTGCGTCCGACATGGCGGCGGATTCGCTCGGCGCGTTTGGTCTGATGACAAAAGATCCGACGGAACTGGCGAACAATCTGCAGCGCGTGTCGGACGTGTTCGCGAAGACGGCGAACATCTCCACGGTGAGTATGGAGTCCCTTTATGAAACCATGCAGCAGGCGGGCCCGGTGTCCAAGACAGCGGGCGCGGACATCGAAACGTTCGCAGCGGCGGCGGGTATGCTCGGCAGCGCGGCGATCAAGGGTGGCGAAGCCGGAACCACGCTCAAAAACATTTTCTTGAAACTCGCGGGGCCAGTTCCGAAGGCGTCGGCGTTGCTGCAAAAGTTGGGCGTGAAGACGCAGGATAGCGCGGGCAACATGCGCGACATGTTCGACATTCTCGGCGATCTCAGTGTGGCCACGAAGGGCATGGGAACGGCGACGCGGTCGGCGGCGATGGACACCTTGTTCGGCAAGTACGCCGTAGCGGGGGCGAACGTCCTGCTCGACAAGGGCGGCGATGAGTTGAAGCGTTACCGTCAGATGATGTACGAGGCCAAGGGCTCGACGAAATCAATGTCGGAAGAAATGCGCAAATCCTTGACCGTGCGTTTAGAGATCCTGAAATCGACACTGATGGACAAGGGCTTGAATATCATCAACGCGTTGACCGGAGGGAAAGACCCCGGCGCGACGTTGGACAAGATCACGAAGTGGGTATCCGAGATCGACGTGAACAAAGTGATCAGTATCGGTAAGAGCGTCGCGCAAGTAGCGGCGGGGTTCATGGCGTTCCGCGCGGCGTCCGGTGTTGTGGGTACGATCAGCAGCCTCGCGGCGGCGTTGCCGATGTTGGCCAATCCGGCGGGGATCGCCGCCGCGGCGATCGGCGGGATCGCCGCGGCGGCCATGGCGTCGGGCGTGCAGCTGTCCACCGTGACGGACATTATAGAAGACGATTTCGGCCCGGCGGCGAGCGGTCTGCAAACGACGTTGAACGGTCTGGGCGACACGATCGGCGAAAACGAAGGCGGGATCCGCGGTCTCGTTACCGGCTTGATCTCGTTGGCGTCGTCGGTGTGGTCGCTCCCGTTGGACTATCTATCATGGGCGCTTGAGAAAGTGCGATTCGGTTTTGAAACGTGGCTCGCTGTAGTGGGTAAGGTCAGGTCGGTCGTGTTTGCCGTTGGCGGCGCGATCGGTTGGACGTTCGGCAAGTTGAGCGCGCTGGACAAACAGCTGCAGACGTCAATTCCTTTGTACGGGAAATTCCGCGACGCGTTGAACTGGGTCGGTGGGAAACTGGCGTGGATCGGTCGCATCGTCGGCGAAAAATACAAATGGGTCTTTGATATGATTTGGGGCGGCGGCGCGGTATCGAGTGCGTTGAACGTCGCGACCGGAGGAGCCCTCGACGAAGCCCGGAGCAAGATGGCGCAGCAGGATTCTAAACGGGCCCTTGACGCCGGGTGGAACAGCGCAGCGGCGGCGGCATCGTCCGCCCCCGCGGGCGACTTCACCGGCAACCTCGGACAGTCTGGCACCCCTGCACCGATGGCGATCACAGCGCAGACACAGACCACGGTGAACCTGAATATCACTGGTCTACCGCAGGGCATGACCGCCACGGCGGAGACGCCGAACCGGACAGCGCCGCCCGTTAACATGGCGCTCGCGGGTGCCCGATGAGCCTTCGATCCCTCGTCGACAAGCTACTTGGTAAGGACGGCAAATACACACCGATGACACCGAGCGGGAGCAAGGGCCGCGTTCGGGAATCGTTTGTCATGACGTCGCCCGCGTTGGACACGTTCACCCCGAAATGGGCGGGCGACGATCGCAGTAAAGAGAAAATGCTCGGTATGTTTCAGTACGCCCGGATCAAGGGCACCGTCGTGCAGGATCTCGGCGAGGGGTCGGTGTCGTACCCGTTGACCTTGTATTTTGACGGGCCGGATCATGATCTCGAAGCGCAGCGATTCTGGCAGGCGTGTAGTCAGTCGGGCGTGTGGGATATCATGCACCCGACGAAGGGCTTCGTCGGTCTGCAGTTGATGCGCGTTTCGGAACAGATCCAGCCGGTGAAGGCGTCCAATCAAACAACGTTTACGACCGAGTGGATCGAACCGATCGACCCGGTAACGCTGAAAACCGTTGCGCAAATGGCCGCCGAGGCGGGCATGAAGTTGAACGAATTTAACGACGTCGCGGCGTCGGAGTTCGCGGGGAAAATCAGCGCGGGATCGCTCGCGGAGCGTATGAAGATCGCGGCGGTCGTTGGCAAGGTTACGGGCGCAATGGACAAGACGCTCGGGCCGATCGCCGAGGCGGTTGTGGGTATCAATGAAGCGTTTGACGCCGTGTTGCGTGGTGTGCAGGATGTACTCAGCGCTACGATTCTTGACCCGTTGGCGCTCGCTTCGCAAATTCAGATGTTGGCGCAGTTGCCGATGTTGGCAACGCAGGACATACGCGGTCGGTTGTCCGCCTACAACGATCTCTGTGTGGAGATATTCGGGATCGAGCTGGACGACATCAACGGCGCGGCGGTGCGCGAGTTGTCCCTGAACGCAATCACGGGCGGCCTGTCACGTATCGCCACGACCGGAACGGACGACCCGGCGGCGGGAGGTTCGGCGTTGCGTTCCAAGGCGCAGGTGGTCAACGCGATCGAAACGATCGACGCCCAGTACGCGGCGATCCTGACGCAGCTCGACACGGACGCGGTACAGCTCCCCCCGTTCCCTTCGCAGGTGACGACGTTCACGCCGGGGCTGTTGTTGATCGGGCTCGGCATCCGGTACATGTTGGACGCGTTTTACAATCTGCGGATCGAAAAAGTGTTTATCCTCGACGTGCCCTCCACGCCGATCCGCCTCGCGGTCGAGAACTACGGCAACGCCGAGGCGGGGTTGGGTCTGTTGATACAGTCGAACGCGCTCAAGGGCGACCGGTTGATCTGGCTGCCCGCTGGCACGGAGGTCGTGATCTATGCCTAAGCCCACCCCGGGCACGATGTACACCATCGTTCGCGGTGACACGCTGTGGGGCATCTCCGCCCGGGCGTATGGAAGGCCGTTGAAATGGAAAGACATCTGGCAAGCGAATTCAACGGTTCTCCGGTCGGGCGATCCGAATCTGATATTCCCGGGCGAAGTGATTTTTATCCCCGGCGACGTTGTGATCGAAGACGCGAAGCCGGATCTGTCGCTCGACTTGCGCGATCGCGATCCGTACGACTTCGAGATCGTCATCGGTGGGAAGGAAACGCCCGTCGAGTCAGCAAACGTGACTCTCACTATGGACACGTTCGCGGACGGGTGGACGGCATCGCTTGCGGATGACCCGGACAACCCGGTGTTTAAACCGTACGCATACCCCGAGGCGCTCGTGTACATGGGCGGCCGGCGGGTGATCACGGGTCTCCTGTACAGCGTCGAGCCGTCACTTGACAGCAGCGGCGCGCGTGTAGCGTTGGAGGGGTGGAGCCGCACGGCTGACCTTGTGGACTCGACGATCAAGGCACCGTACGAAGTGAGCAACGCCACCCTGGAGCAACGCGCCCGGGCGTTGATCGAACCGCTCGGGGTGCCCGTTGTGTGGTCATCAAAGGACAACACGAAATTTAAACGGATCAAAGCGCAGCGGTCGGATCAGATTTTCTCACATCTTGACAAGCTCGCGGAACAACGCGGCGTTTGTTTGAGCTGCACCCGGGACGGCAAGGCGCAGTTTCACGATCCCGCAACCTCCGGCACGATCGGAACGATCGCCGAAGGTACCGCAACGCTTGAAACCCTGCGGACGAAATTCGACGGGCGGAAACGTTTCAACGTTTACACCGCGTTTGGCGCGGGGCCGAAAAAAAATGTTTCCGGCGTTGCGAAAGACGACAACGTCCCGCGCTCGCGGATGACCACGTTTCAAGCGGACGACACGACCGATGGGGACGTTGGGGCGGCGGCGGAGTACCAACGGAATCAGGCGATCCGCGACGCGCTCACAATAACGCTCCCGGTCGGCGGGTGGTACGGCCCCGACGGGAAGTTGTGGACACCCGGGACGATCGTCACGGTGATCTCGCGCACGTTGCGACTCCCCAAAGGGTTTGACTTCCTGATCCGTAAAGTTGATTTTACGTGGTCGAAGGACAAGGCCAGCGCGACGATCGACATTGTACCCCCGTCCGTGTTCACACGCGGGGCGCTTGTGGATCCGTGGGCGTAGTGGTACCATGTAGCCATGCTGGAAACCGGAACCATAACGGGCCGCGCGATATCACAGAATAAGGACGCTGAACGCCCGACCGTAATGCTGCAAGTAGTAGTGTCCGGGCCAGATGACGTACAATCAGTAGAGCTGCAGTCGTTCGCGGGTGAAGATTACCAGCCCCCGGACGGGTCGCGCGTTTTTATCGCGGACGTGTCCGACACGTTCCGCGTGGCGATCGTTGTAGACGACGGGATCGAACCCGCCGCCGATCTTGAGCAGGGCGAGCGCGAGCTATACAGCAGCGACGCGGGCACGCGCGAGGCAATGATCCGTTTGCGTAAAGACGGAACGATCCGCGTCAACGGAGGCGACGGTACGGCGGTCGAATACGCGCGGATGAAAACCGCGTTTGACGATCTCGTTACCGCGTTGAACGACGTGGTCACATACATAAACAGTCACACGCACGCCGTGGCGGGCACAGTGGCAAACGCGCCCGTTCCGCCCCTTGCGCCCGTGTCGGTCGACATGTCCCCCGCCGAGTCGGCGACTGTGGTGATCCCATGAGTTACGAGGGCGATCCGAAAATCTATATCACAGCGAACGGCGCTGACATGTCGTTCCGTGACGGCCAACCTGTAATGGATCGCGGCCTTGAAAACGCCGTTGTTCTGTCGCTGCACTCCCGGGCGTGGTTTGGCAATTTGTTTTTACGCGAGGCGTCGCAGAAATTGAACGGCCGGTTTGAACCGACCGCCGAAGGCCCGATCACGTTGTCCAATCTCGCGAACATCGAGAACGCGGCGCAGACGGATCTCGCGTGGATGGTAGAAACGGGCGTCGCGTCGCGGGTACGCACGGCAACGGAAAACAACACAGGCGTTTCAACACGTACGGTCGTTGCGGTATCCCCGCCCGGTGCGGACGTGTTTACTCTCGTAGCCACTCGGCACGGGGCTAACTGGATTTCGCAGGCGTTCGATCCTGCAAGCGCGGAGTGACATGACGCAGCCGACGACACAGGAATTGATTGACCAGAATTTGACCGCGTTGGAAACGGCGCTTGGGCAGACTTCGCCCCTGAATGACAAGGCTTTTCTTCGAGTGCTGTCCGTGCTCATGGGGATGAATCAAACCCAGCTTTACAAGTACGGGGTTGAACGCGCCGCGCAAACGTTGGCGCTCACGGCGACCGAGGACGATCTCGACACGATCGGCAGGAACTACGGCGTCACGCGCAAGCCCGCCGGATCGGCGCGGTTCTCCGCGTCCACCACGGGATCGAACGGCGTTGTGATCAACTCGTCGGCGGTGTACGTGGGCGACTTGAACGGAGCGCAGTATGTTCCCGACGCACCGGTAACGATCGCGGGTGGCGTCGCAACGTTGGCGCTCACGGCGATACAGCAGGGCGTCGCGGGAAATCTGTCCGTAGGCGCAACGCTCACGATCGGATCGCAGGTTGCAGGCGTGGCAGCAGCGGCGATCGTGACAGTAATCACGGCGCTCGGTACCGATCGCGAGAGGGATGACGACTACCGGACGCGCGTGCTGGATGAGGTCCGCACCGTTGGCGGGGGGTCAAATTCTGCTGACTATCGGCGGTGGGCGCAGGAAGTCGCGGGCGTGCAGCGGGCGTACCCGTATGCAGGCGCGATCCCCGGCGATCGGATCGTGTACGTGCAGTGCACAACCGATCTTGACCCGGACGGCATCGCGCCGCCGGCGTTGCTCGACGCGGTGCGTGTGTCTATCACGACCGACCCGTTGACCGGGCAAGACCGGCAGGCGCTCGGGTCGGTAGATTCGGCGCTTGACGTGGAAGCGATTACCTGCACGGCGTTGGTCTATGAGGTACGCGGGCTGACGATACCCGGCACGCTCGCCCCGGACGCTATGGCTGCGCTTGAGGTCGCGCTTGCGGATTACACTGCAACGTGTCGGCCGTTTGTAGATGGGCTCGACAGCGAAGTAGATCGCAATGACGTGGTAACATCCGTCTCGGCGGGAGCCGCGGTTAACGACGTGCTCCGCAACTTCGGCGGGTTCGCGGCGTCCATTGGCGTCGGTATCATCGTGGGATCATATCTCAACAGTTATCAGCTTGACCCCGGCGAGCTCGTCAAGGTCGGACTGGTGCGGTATGTCTGACAGTTTATCACGCCGCGCGTATGACGCGAACCTCCCCGACGGGGCGGCGTGGATCATTGCGCCCTCCGGCGACATGGACAAGTTGTTTGACGGCATCGCGGCGGGAGAGGATCTCGCGATCGATAATTTGCGCGGGTTGTCCGATACGCGCGACCCGTGGAAAACCACGGACATCGTGACCCTTGAGCGCGAGTACGGCATGCTTCCCGATCCGAGCCTGACCGACGCGCAACGGCGCGCCAGGGTCGCGGCGCTCGCATACGCCCCGAAGGGCACGGGGTCACGGTCGTATCTACAGGCGCGTCTCCACGAGGCGGGATTTACAAATCTGTTTGTTTACGACAACTCGCCGAACGTTGATCCGGATCACCTCGTGGGCGCGCGTTATCACGCAATGTGTGGATTCGAAACGTCGGTGTGTGGCAATGAGGCGGCACTGTGTGGCGGTTGGGGGGGTGGCGAGTATATCGCTAACGGGGATCGATGGTCGCGCAACATCGCATGGACGACCGCTTGCGGCCTCGCTGAATCCGTGTGTGGATACTATGAGGCAACATGCGGCGCGTTTATCGAATCGCGTGATTTGATCACACCCGACCCTCCCCCGGCAGGAACGTGGAACTTTGTATTTTTCATCGGCGGTGCGGTAATCCGTGACGGCCTCGGCGCGATCATCGAGATCGAACAGATAACGATCCCGGAGAATCTGCGGGCGTTGTTTGTGACAGTAGTCACCCGCCACAAACCGCTTTATACGTGGGCCGCGTGCGCGGTCGAGTGGGCCCCTGTTGAACCGTGGACGGGATATGGATATTTCCCGTACGGCAACAGCGCCTATGGATTGTAAGGAGTAGAAATGCCCGAGCCGCAGACATACACAACTAATTTTGCATGGCGCATCGTGCGCAAAGCGTTGTCCCGTTTGGACGTGCGCGACTGGTTCGCCGAGCAGACCACGTTTGCGAATGACATCGACGCGACCGTGAAAGTCGTGAAGGACACAGCAGACGTGGCCGCGGCGGCGGTTGCGGCGGGGATGGGCATCGGTGATCAGGTCACGATCATTGGGGGCGGGACGGTTGCGGATCCGTTGGTTGCGGTACAGCAGGATCTGCAGTCCGTACTGGAGACCGGATCCACGGCGACGATTGAGACTGACATTGAAGTGGCGGTTGAAAAAGACGCGCCGTTGTCCGGAATCAACAATCCGATCCATGTGCATGAACGAATCAGAAACACTGCAACGCTCGGAGTCACTGAAAAAGCGGTACAGATGCGGCGACGTGCCGAGGGTACAGGCGGAACCAGTTACGCAGAGAGCAATCAGACCGCGTCGGAGTCTGACAGCGCGCGTGATTTTATCAGTGACATTGCGGCGGTGGATGTGCAGACAGCGCGCGTCCGGTGTCGGGTGGTTAATGGAGAAGCGCAGATTGTTGAGAGCGCACAAGTAAAGAATGTGGCGCTGAACGGCGACCAGACGGTTGCTCTTGAAAAAGACCTGCTCCTCGGCACCGTGACCGACACTGAAACCGTGAAGAACATCGGTGTGGGCGCGACGCTGCTGGACGAATCAGGTGCCTCTAAAATCGTTATCGTCGAGAGCGACAACAACGGCACCGGGGAGGGTCCGCTCGGTCGCGTGACTGTTCGCCAAGAGGCGTCGAACATCGCAGGGGGATCATCATCGTCTGAATTCAGCATTGACTTTTTCTCCGGCGGCATTGAGAAGACTGTTGTGAGCAGCGGTGACGATGAGGGCGAAACCTTCCATGAGATCGAAGCTGACCGCGTAACCCTAAATGGTACTCAGATCGAAATTGAAACGCAGGTAAACGGGATTGAAGTTTATCCGACAATCGGAACAACTGAAACTGTTTACGGGCCCGAATTGGTAGTCAATCCAACTTTTGAATCTGGCGTTACTGGATGGCTGGCTCAATCAGGGGCGGTGTTGTCATGGCGCGAAGGTGGCCTGATGCGCATTGCATATGGTGGAACCAATGACCCATATGCTACACAGTCACCGCTCGCAGCCGGACAGCAGTATATAGCAGAATTGAGAGTCAGAAGCGGCGGGACTATGACTCCGCGCCTGATCGACCTGATGTCGGTTGTCTGGACTGGAACCACCGCTACAACGTGGCAACGCGCTACTGTTATATTCACTGCGGCGGGCGCGGGCGTAGCATTTCAGGGCGTCGGATCTTCGGGCTACATCGAAGTGGATTTGATTTCAGTGCGCAAGGTTTTGACGGCGAATATAACTGACCGGTCGCTTACTGAATCCGTATACCAGAACGCGCTCAGATATTCGGAAGACCTTTCAAATGCCGCATGGGTCACTACAGCGACAAATAAACTTCCCGGCGTGGGATTTTTTTCACCCATCAGAAAACTGGACGGGGCGCTTGTGGAGTATCAGGCAATTGCGGCGACAGCAGTCTCCGCAATGCACACAATCGAGCAGACTTTCACCGACATCGGCGTTCCGTCGGTATTCCGCATGGCGCTGCGTCCCGGCCGGTCTACATGGGCATTTATTTCCGTGTCGGCTCCGGTGTTTCAGGGGTTTTATTTTGATCTTGTGAATGCGGTTGTCGGTACGAAATCAGCGATTACTGATGCTGATATTCGGGTTTCAAAAATCGGTTTCGACGTTCTTTTGTCGGTGAAGTTCACCGGATCCACAGGCTCGAAAGTTTTGCAGATTGCTCCTGCATTCGGTGACGCGCTGATCAATGTAACCGGCGACGGGGTGACCCCTGAATTGTACCTTGCGGCTCCGCAGGTTTATTCCGGCGCAGTCGGCGACGGCACCCGGTACGCTACCAGCGTCTCGACGGCTATCGCATCGAGACAGGTTTTCTGTTCTACTCTCGACCAGCGTCAAAAATGGGATTCAGGACTTCTGCAACGCACCGACGCGCAACGCGGCAAGGGCAGCGCGGACGGATGGGAAGTGCCGACGCCTACCGGAAGTTATTTCCCGACCATGAGCATTGACGAAACGCTCACGGGTAACGGGGTTTCAACTTCTTATGGTGTGGCAAAAGAGGTCATCGCGTGCCTCGGAGACTCAATAACAGACGGCCTGAACAACGGTTATCCGGAGCGTCTGAACGCGGTGTTTCCATATCGAAATATGATCAACTACGGCGTGTCCGGGGCAAGCACGGCGCAGATGATCGCGAACGATACGCTCACTACCGAGCTTGTGCAGTTGCTTCCGGCTATCGGGCGGCTGTATTGGGATTTCAAGAGCGCGCTGCTTTTCCCGTTTACCGCGATTAACTCTGCAGTGTTGTCCATTGCATCCAGCAAACTGAGGGTTACGCAAGGCGCGGCGGCTTCCCCGTCGGCGCAGCTCCGGATAATGAACGTCGGACAGCGGGTTAAAATCAGCGGCACGGCGTACGGCGACGGAACGGCGGCACCTTCAGTCGTGTCTTCTGCGTACGGCGCATTGTGGACTGGTACCAGCTCAACCGGCGCTCAGACATTTTCTGTCTATTTGACTTCTACGGTTTACGGCGAAGGGATACAGTTTGCTGTCACGGGCGGAAGCGCTGCAAACTATATTGAGGTCGCTGGTTTGACTATTGAATTGAATACAATGCCAAGCCCGAAACCTTCGACCCTTATCGCCATGTCCGGGGTTAATGACATCGCGGATTTGACGACGCTTGCCGACATCAAAACACATCAGGATTTTATCAGCAGACAGGCACAGCAGCAGGGCATCCGCGCGGTATGGATGAACATCACGCCGGTTGACGCATATGGATTCACAGCGCCGCAGAAGGCCGACATCAAAGCGCTGAATGAATGGCAGTACGGCGGAAGCCTTGCGGACGCAGTGATTGACACGTCTGCGCTCGGAGACATCAATCACGAATTGCTTGCTGACTATGACAGCGGAGACCACCTCCACCCGAACGTGGCAGGATATGCTTTCCTCGGAGAAATCGTGAAGGCTGAATATTTCATGCAGCCAACTTTCACCGATGACAAAACCCGAAGTGCGAAGGGTTACGCGCAACTTTCCAGCATCGTTTCTGGCGACGTGAGCGGATGGGAAATTCCGCAGAACTCTACCAGCGCAACACAATATCAATATCGCGCGACACCGGCAGACATTGGCCGCTATGGTGTCAATGTGCGGATGATGAAGTTCGGCGCGCTGTCGGACGGTGATACTCTGGCAACTGCGACGGCGATACACGGCGGGTCTGTAACCGTGAGCAACGGCACAAACCGAATCACGCTGCCGCTGAATTACACAGATGGAACAAACACGGTGTCGATCTTTTTGAGCGGTACAACTGGCAGCGGAACAATAACAGCGTCGATAACTGGTTACACAGTTATCAGCGGTTGCGTGGTGTACTCATGACCATCGTTGGCAACATCGTCAATCTGGCACGGCGTGTCATCGACGCGCTCGGGCTGGATCTCGACACTGGTTTTCAGCGGGTTGAATACGATGATATTTTCCCGGGGAGTGTTTGGGAGGTACCCGCGGGGGCATCCGCGCCGGACATTGAAAACGTGACCATCGCAGGGCTCCCGCTGCGTATGCGAGCATTCAGCGGCACCCTCACAGAAACCATGTCAAACAGTTGGGAAATTATTCATGGTATTGCTATTGACGCGCTGAATGCGGGTACGATCAAACTTGAGGGGCATGTGCATGGTTCACCCTCAACGACGGGTGCCGGTACCGCAGTGTTTCAGATTACGGCGATACTCAGACCCGTGAACAATGGTCCTGCGGTAACAATGGGAACTGTGCGCTGCGTGTTCACCATCGCGGCCAATCAGCAGTACTATTCTAAAATTGCAGGCGGTGAATTTACTGTTCCGGCGATTGGGTACCAAATCGGGGATCTGATCAATTTCAACGTGTTCAGAAACCCCGCAGATCCGGAGGATAATTACGGATCTGATTTTCTATTTGACCAATGCGCATTACATGCGCCGTTCGACAGCAGGGGCAGCCGACAGAGGTACGTCAAATGACAAACTGCGGAAACAAAACACAGGGCGGAGGGTCGGAAGTCTCCACCGACGGAAGCTCAATCACGATTGACGGCGTGACAACCCCCATTACAGCGAGCGACCCGACCGTTGGCGGGACGAAGTTGAAACGGGTTGACACAAACGCTTATGAGGTGCCTCAGACCGGGGTGGAATACTACGCTCCGCCGCCGTATAGTTACTACGGTACGAAGTCACGGGCACGGAGGTTTACCGGATCAGGCACAGGCGCCAAAATTGTATTGATCGCCTCTGGCATAGCGCGTCCGATCGGGTGCATTGGATCGTGTTTTGAAGACAACGTAGATCAGCACTGCACTCCGGGTTGGCCGGATGCGGGGTATACATTCGCCATAGGATCGGAGACTGCAACTGGTAATTTAACTTTGCAACGTGGATCCGCGTTGTCGAATGAGGCGGGGGACACATATGACATAATAGCTTTTTATGTAGTGGTTTAATCTCGTGGAATAACGCGCACGGCGCGAAGGAGCAGATATGAAAGACTACGCATCCATACCAAACACGACCGGCGCGTTTCCTGCGGTCGAAGCGATCAACAGTACCACCGCGACAACGTTGGACGGTACGCCCCTGCTTGCCGACAGCGTGAACGAGTGGTGGGGATTTTCACAGGCGTTACTTGAATTCGTGGGCGCAACGCCGAGCGGTGCGGTTGAGGCGTCCGGCGCGTCGCAGCTGCTCGACTCGTTGCGGCGCATCGCGGGTCACCCAGGGGAGATCGTTTTCTGGGCGGGCAACGATGACCCGTCCGCATTCCTCGACGGCCTGCGGCTGTTACTGCTTGAGGGGCAGGGGGTACTCGTTGCGGACTACCCTTTGCTCACTGCGGCGGTGTACGTGGGCGACGCGCTCAACGGATCAGCGGGGGCGTTTTATCGCTGCACCAACGCCAACGGTAGCGGACGCAGTACGACCGGTGCCTACCTCAAACTCCCCGACGCGGGAGGACGCTTTCCGCGTGTGATCAACACGCCCGGTCAGCCTATGGTCAACCCGCAAGCGTTGATCGCTGGCGACGTGCAACCCCCCGCCGTGGCGGGTCACGGTCACGTACTGGCCGACGTGGTAAGCGGTAACGTCGCGACCGCCGGGTACACTACGGTCACGACAGGCGCAGGCCCCGAGGCGTACATTCGATCCGCCGTTGGCGCGGGCGGACTGTATGCCCCGTCGTCGGGATCGATCACGGGTGCAACGGATCCCTTGGACAACCGACCCTATGGCATCTGCGCCGGGTCGCTCGCCGTGAGGTATTAACCATGGGCACCGTGTTTATCCACGACAACCGAGTGACAGGGTTCGCCACGCGCCGCACCGACCCCGAGGCAACGCGGCGCGTCATCCGTGACACGATCGCCACAACGCCCGAGGGGGTCGAATTCGACGCAGCGTTCGCCGCGTTGCGCGCGGTGCCCCCGTGTAGATGTGACCGCCTCCGCCGTGCAGACCCCGTGGACGCGGTGCGGTGGTTTAACGACGTGTCCACGTGCAAGGCGCGGATCGTCACCGCGACGGCTGCATATGAGGCCAAGCGCGCCGAGCTGCTGCCCGCGTGTCGGCAGTATTTCGAGTTGCGCGACGGCGAACAGATCGTCGAGAATCACGACGCACTCCGCGCCGCGTTCGCCGGGTTGAAACCGGGCGAGCTGTTACGGCCGGACGGCACGATCGAGGTGGACGCCGCGGCCGTTGCGGCGCACGAAGCGGCACGGGCGGCGGCGGAGCAGGAGGCGCGCCGCGTTGCGTACCTCGACGCGAAGATCGCCGAGCTGGACGCGTTCGGCACGGTGCCTTGACATGACCGAGCACGACTACATCCGCCACATGTTCGAAACCGTGAACAACTCGATCCTCACGTTGTCCAGTCAAGTCACCGTACTCACGAAAGAAGTATCCGAGCAGAAGGGCGAGACCATGCAGTTCCGAAACGAGGTCTTGCGCCATTTCGCAACGTGCCCCGTCGAGGAGTTGCGTGAACACACCGGGCAAATTGACATCGAGTTAGAACGGCTCCGGGCGCGGCGCAATCCGGATAGCAGCGATAAGATCGGACGGCCGGCAATATCGGATCGAACGGTGCAACTGTTGATCGTGCTGACCGTTGTGGCCATCGGCGGAACGGGTGTACTGGTTCAGATCTTCGGGGGGTGATCATGGCGAAGCGTGAACGGATCGAACGGCTTGAAATTGAAGGCTTCTATGATACGCGTCGGGTATTCCAGAGGGACTATCAGAAATCGTGTGATCAGTTTCGCGACGATTGGAAAATTATTCTTCCATCGTGGCGCGCATTGCGGCGAATCGGGGATTGGCGCGCGTTGTGGATACTGCTTGAAAAACATATCACGGTTAAAGCGTACTACCCGAGAGGGCGCTGGAGACAATGGCGGATAGACCGTGGCCATATTTGGGATCAAGCGTCCGTCCCACTGTTTAAAAACAATCTGCTTGAAGCGCTCATTGCTGCGGCGATACACGACCCTGGATTCTCGCTCCACTGGTACGGCGAAGGTGACGAGGGTTTTGACGAAGCGAATCATATATTCTTGGACATGCTGCGGATCAGCAAAATGAATCCCGTACTGCGGGGGATTTATTATCTTGCGGTAAGGTCAATTTTTGGCCGTGCGTTTTTTGAGAATAACACGCGCGCCTTCTGGCATAAAAAGACAGCTCACTACATGGAAGGTCGCTCTGTGGATTCCCACTTCTGAGCGACGCCCCAGCGCTCCGGGTGCAACGCGTCGATCATGTTGAGCGGTGCGCCCGACACGACCGCCCCGCAGTCGTCGACTACCGTGACCCACTTGACGTCTTTCCCGTATGCGATCAGGCACGCTTTACGCGCGGCGGCGAGCTGATCATGCAACGTACCGATCAACGTGATCGGACCGCTCCAGATCTCCGGTTTGGTGCGCAGGATCATGTCGTGGCCCCCGTTCCGAACGGGTGATCAAACGTGAGTACCCGCGAGGCAACGCTGTCCGAAAGGGTCTGGATCGCCCGGTTGATCGCGGTCCTCGTTTCGTCCGTTACGGGATATTTTAACTCCGCGGACAAAATCTGTATGGTGTATGCCCTGTCTTCTATCGCGTTCATTTCTTGTACCTCTTCCCCCGCCATCCGCCGGCGGCGCGTATCGGCCAGTCATGCGCCCACGCGGGGCGTGTGGCCATCAGTGTTTCAAATTCGCTCACGTCGCCCCAACCTTCGGGCACTTCCGCGATGACCTCATCATGCACGTGAGCAACGATCGGGTAACCCGCTGCGTCGATGCGCAGCATAGCCTCGGCGAGCAGATCGCGCGATGCGGCCTGTACTACGTTCTCGGTCAATACTCCCCCGTGTGTGGACTGCACCGAGGGCTTGCCCGTTTTCTTGTCCGCACCCGTGAACAGTATTTTCTTGATCGGCTGTCGGCTGAATCGATCCACGTCGTCGGTCAAGCGCGCCTCGTGGTAATACAGATCGCGTCCGGAGGGCAGACGACAATGCAACACGCCGGTCGCAGGATTCAATGCGTAACTGATCGCCCGGTGTGAATACCACGCGCCTGGATTCAACACGGCTTGCACGGCTGCGCCCTCAAGGCCGTAGCAACACGGCGCGAACGTCCACGGTGCAACCTCGCGCCACTGCCCTCCCCAGAATTCCACGATCGCAGGGGACGCGGCGCGCCATTTGAGGATCGCGTTTTTAATCGAGGCGTCGTCGGGAAAATGATCCGCCGCGCCGAAACGTTTCCACGCGTTTACCCAGCCCCGATATCCGCTCGCGAGCTCCGCAATTTTACCGAGGCTGTTCCGGAGCGCATGATGCTCCCCCGTGCGCGTTTTATGTTCGGTAATTTCTTCAAACGGGATCCCGGTGATCATCGCGACCGACATTTCATAAATTTTCCCATGCGTGCGGAACACCTCAAGCCGCCACTCTTCACCGGCCAACGCGGCCAACACTACCGCTTCGATCGCGCTGTAATCGCTGCAGATCAGATCGTGCCCCGGCGCGGCGATCAGTAGCAGTCGAATCGACTCCGACACCTCGGCCAACGTTCCGCCC